GACTTAAACGGCCTTGTTTGCTGTCAGCTACGACAACGGAAGGAAGTCTCTAGGATTTTTTGGAGCTTGTCAAGCCCCTACTGCAAATAGGGTGTTGGTGGCCCACATGAAGCAGTGTTCGCCAAACAGAAAGGAAGTTAGCACCGGCGCTAACCCGATGCGCCACCAACAGAGCTGATGGTAAACCACTCAGGCTTCAAGTGCATGAGCTGGTAGACCCTGCCCTGTGGAATCTTCTTCCAGTTGCTCACAGCGCCCCTACTGATGCCAAGCAGCCTAGCCAATGCAGCCGCATTGCCAGCCCTTGCAATCGCTTCTTCTTTGGTCATGTGTTTATTTTACTACACATTGGATTAGGGTTTGTCCTAATGACTGGTGTTTAGTGGACTATACAATGACGTTTTATGAGAGGAAAAGGAACGCCCTACTACGGCAAGCTGATGACTGATTCGCTGCCCAGCGAAGTCAAGACCATTTGGTACAGCCGAGATGCTGAGTTACCGGAGCTACCCAGGCATGGATGGTCATGGGAGCATCAGACCGACACAGAAGCCATTGAAAAGCACGATCTCGTTGTAAAGCTGTTGGAAGCTATACCGCTGACTGAGCGAGAGGATCTTGTGGTGCGACTTGTGGTGCTTGAGAACGAGACTTTCCGCGATGTTGGCAATCAGTTGGATTGCACCACTGAACGGGCGCGACAGATCTACATGAAGGCTATACGCAAGCTCAGGACTAAACAAGCCGCCGTTACAGGAATTGCCATTTGGCCTTATGAGTGTGAAGTCAACACCTGGAGAGGTTGGAAGCACTTTGAAAAGAATCGACCATGAGCCTATCAGACCATCAGATTTTTATGCTCAAGCACTTCGCTTTGGGCTGGAAATTCAGGCTGAAGAACGACAAGCCTGGAAGCTGGACAACCTACTGGTCACTTAGACGGCGCAAGCTGGTCGATGCCGGTAGCGTAGTGACGAAACTGGGCCGTGAGGTACTGGCAAAAGAGTTAGATTTACAAGCTAAACGAAAGGAAAAGAAATGAGCATTGAAGCAATGAAACAGGCGCTGGAGGCGCTTTGCGAGTTGGAGCACGACACATTCCACCCAGCAAAAGTGTTTAAGCACAAGCCGGCGATCGCCGCCCTACGACTCGCCATTGAGCAGGCTGAGAAGCAGGAGCCGGTGGCGTGGAAGTGGCATCAAGCCCCTGTTAAAACTCAATGGGGTGATGACATGGTTGTGGCTGATATTGCCATCGACAAAGACCACACGGTGTCAATTTACTGTGAGCGCGACCAAGCCGCCAAAGTTGAAGCAATGTTCACCCCACCCGCAGCACAGCGCCAGTGGGTTGGCTTTACGGAAGACGAGATCAATGAGTACGACTACGAGCATCGAGACTTCATTTACGACATCGAGGCTCTTCTGAAGCACAAAAACACTAGATTAGGGTAAATCCCTATTCCATGATGTTCAGAAGCCTATACACTACATCCCATGCCGCAGCATCCCGCAGCGGTCTTTAAGGAGCGAAAATGAGTATCGAGAACCTGCTCAAGACTAACGTAAATGAGCATACAGAGCGCAAGAATGGCCTGACCTACCTAAGTTGGGCATGGGCTTGGGCTGAAGCCCTGAAAGCTGATCCAACAGCCACATTCAAGGTCGAGACGTTCAAGCGCGACCAATACACCGAAGAACCGTTCATGACCCTGCCAGGAGGCACTGCAATCGTCTGGGTCACTGTAACGATCTTTGGCAAGCCGATGACCTGCCAGCTTCCGGTCATGGATCATCGCAACAAGGCTATCCCTAATCCTGACGCCTTTCAGGTCAATACGGCCATCATGCGCTGCATGACTAAGGCGCTGAGTCTACATGGACTGGGTCTGTATATCTACGCTGGCGAGGATCTGCCTGAGGGAGACGCTCCTGACGTTACAGACTGGCTGTCAGCTATCGAGGCCACTGTGACCGGAGAAGAGCTTCAGACTGTCTACAAACAGGCTTACGAGGCTTGCCAGGGCCATCAGGAGGCTATCAAAAAGGTGATCGAGGCCAAGACCGCCCGTATTGCCCGTGCCAAACAGGAGAAAGCAGCATGAAAGACACAGGCGGCCCAGCGTTCCCAGCTCAAGTATGGGACGAAGATAGTCTTCTACAACACACAGAAGGCATGACCCTGCGTGATTACTTCGCGGCTCAAGTTTTGCAGGGTATTTGGAGTAAATCAGGGGGCATTTTGCCTGATTGGGCAGAACACGAAGTTGACATTGCTGAAGCGGCTTATGAGATGGCAGACGTAATGTTAAAAGTAAGGAGTTGCCGTGGCTGACCAGCGCACAGACGAGTGGTTCCAGCAGCGTCTGGGCAAAGTAACTGCCAGCAATCTGTATAGAGTTCTATCCAAGACCAAGACCGGCTATGGGGCTGATCGGGGACATTACCTGACTCAGCTAGTCCTAGAGCGCATCACAGGCCAAAAGGCAGAGGGTTACACCAGCCAAGCCATCCAATGGGGCATAGACCAAGAGCCGTTCGCCAGAGCCGCTTATGAGGCCCATAGGGACGTTTTGGTGGAGGAGGTGGGGTTTATCCCTCACCCGACTATTCCGATGGCTGGGGCGTCCCCTGACGGCCTTGTGGGCGACGATGGCATGGTGGAAATCAAGTGCCCGGAGTCCAAGACCTTTCTGGAGGTCATCCTGTCGGATAACCCTGTCGAATCCAAGTATTTCGCCCAGATGCAATGGCAGATGCGATGCGCTGATCGGTCATGGTGCGATTATGTTGTTTTTGACCCACGGTTTCCACCCAAACTCCAGCTATTCGTAGTTAGGGTAAATCGGGATGACAGATGGCTGCAAGAGGCCGAAACTGAGGTCAAGAAGTTCCTCTGTGAGGTAGAGGAAAAAGTGCAAGCGTTGAAACAGAAGATTGGAGAATGAAATGAGTAAAGTTCTGAAAGAGATTTCCTGCGTTACCGGCGAGTACAAAAACGCCCAGGGCGAGGTCAAAAAGCGATACACCCGCATTGGCAGCATCATTGATACCAAGAACGGTGCAATGCTCAAACTGGACACGATCCCGCTTAAAGAGGGTGGCTGGGATGGCTGGGCCTACCTGAACGATCCCAAGAAGGAAGAGGCAGAGCGCAGGCCAGTGCGTCAGTCCAAGCCCGAGTTTGAGGAAGACTTGCCCTTTTAATCATGAAAGCCGCAAGCCTAGAGAAATCGGATCGCCTTAACAGGGTCCACGATCTTCTGCTTCAGGGTGGAGAGTTCTCCACTCTGGACATCATCAAGCAGGCCAATGTCTGTGCGGTGAACTCGATCATCAGCGAACTGCGAGAAAACGGTATCAATGTCTCTTGCCAGCGCAGGGGTGAGAGATGGTTTTACAAACTGGAGGAAGTATGACTGAAACACGCAAAGAATCTTCAATTAGCCTGGGTGATATGAGGAGCATCTTTATCACCAAATCCTTTGACGACAAGGCGTTAGTGGCTATCTATTTGCCCGGTGCATATGTGTCTATGAATCTTGATGACGATCAGCTAGACCAGTTCATTGATGCTCTGAAACAGTTCAGGAAGGAAACAGCATGAAAAAGCTACTCGCAGCCCTCGGAATTGCCCTTGTAACCAATGGAGCCTGGGCAATGTGTTCAACTCACACGATCACTACGGCTAGCGGCAGGATGGTAACTTGCACGACTTGTTGCTACGGCAGCAATTGCACGACCAACTGCTTTTGACTAACGGGGGAAAGCGGATGCTGCGTGTCGTTACTGCTATCCCTTCATGCGGACAAAGCGAGTACCCCACCTTCTAGTTCAACGAAGGGGAAATTGAATGAAATTAAAGGGTGGCACCGAGATTTATTATGTGACACTGTGGAACCGCTATCAGTGGCACTACATACGCTATCCACACAACTGGCTCAAATGGGAGTCTTATCATACGGGATGGATGATCACAATACTAGGTTTCCACATTTGGATATTTCCACC